CTAGTATTGTAGATGATATAAAATCGTGCACAGACGATATTTTAGGAATCAGGGACGATTTAGGCGCTCTTAAACACCCAATTTACATTTTGACTAGAACTTGGGACGGCCAAGAAATAGGGGATGGAACAGCGGTTGATAATACCGCCCAAATTCTACCTACTCCCTACTTAGTCGACTATTCTCATTCAATTAAGATTAGAGAAGGTGGGGCCATAAGAGAAGGCGATATTGTTCTTAAAATGATCAGTAAACAATCCTACCCAAACGAGTCAGATATTGACTGCACTACGGCCACCGCCAAGATTGAAAAGTTTTATTATATTGATGGTAAAATGTATGAAGTCGTTAGTGTTACCTCTGAATACGTTTACTGGAATGTTCATCTAAGGCGCACGGCCAAGCAAAAAACATATCTATGACCAAAATTGTAAAATTAGAAAAATTTTCAAAAGAATTAAGTGAATACGCTAAAAAAGATATAGAGCTTTATAAAATGTCTGTTATTGATGCCCTTTATAAAAATTTATTAGTATTAATTAAGCAGTCTCCTGTCGACACAGGCCTGTATGCTCAGTCATGGGATCTCATCGTAGAAGAAAAGAGCGCAATCCTGGGAAACTATGCGCCTCATGCTCCTATTATCGAGTTTGGGGCTAGACCTTTTACGCCTCCATTGATGCCGCTCTTAAAATGGGCGAGAAGGGTCTTAAAAAAGCAAGATTTTGACGATCATGTATGGGCGCTTGCGAAATACACCCAAAATAAAATTTCTGAATTTGGTATGCAACCAAAACATATTTTGACAGATTCTATGGATAAAATAATATATGATATAAAAGTTAACCTTAAAAAGAACTTTAGATACGGGAAAAGATGACAATACCAAGCGATATGGCGGCAATTAGAGGCCTGCAGAAATATCTTGAGCAGGAAATGACGGATTTAGAGTCCGTTTATGATGAATTTCCTAATCATAATGAGAAAATGGTTCTTCCTTGTGCTTCAGTCATTACCGTTGGAACACCGACTTTAACCAATTTGATGCCATACACGTTTAAAAAAGAAGTCGATCCAGACAATGCGGATAATGACTTAGTTTATGATGTTATTGGTCAATACGATGCTAGAATACAGCTTGATTTGTGGACAGAGTACAAGATCCAAAGAGGTAGATTACTTGATATATTTGATAATGCTTTAAATAAGCAGCAAATTGAATCAGATTTACCTTCAGGGCTTTCACTTATTTTGTCAGACTACTATAGCGCAATTGCTCGATATGATAATGTGGGCTACACTTATATGGACAGTGAAGAAAATTCACAGAAAGATGAGTGGAGGGTGAAGGTTGATTTGCTTGTTAATTATCCAAAGATAAAGGTAAAATCAATTCCAAGGATAAGCGAAATTAAAATCATTAATCAGATTTCTGATGATAAAAATGTTGGGGATGATAACATTGAATTAGAAGAAGAAATTGATCTTTAGGGAGATAAAATAATGGGAATTTTTAGAACAAACAATCCTTTTCAGTATGATGAAGTTGACGGAATTGTCATTGATGAACAAGCTCCTGAGCCTAATGTTCAAGGCGTTGGAACTGGCGTTGCGATTCTGGCCGGTCAATTCCAGAGAGGTTCATCAGATCTTTCAAGAGTTTCAAGCATTAAAGATTTTCATGAAAGATATGGTAAATCTTCTTATCTTGGAAATATTCAATTAAAAAATAAAAAGTTTTCGACTCTTAAAATTATTAGAGTCGTAGCTAATGACGCTGTTTTGGCGAGTTTAACCGTTGATGATGGAGATTCTACTGATCTGGCCACTTTTTCGGCTAAACATAAAGGCGTTTACGGTAACAGTATTAAGATTACAATTGCCGCTGGGTCGGTTGAAGGAAGTAAATATACTATTGAGGATACCAGCGTAGGAAATGCTGAATTTTTCCCAAAAGAAATTTACGACAATGTTCTTATTACTGGCCTAGCGGCTGCCCTAGAAGATTCTAAACTGGTTAATGTTTCTGTTATCGCTACCTCAGCCGAGCCAGATCCTATATCAGAATCAGCTTTAACAAGTGGATCTGATGGGACTGTTGGTGACACAGACTATGAAACAGCAATGGAAAAAGCCGAGCCTGATTCTGCTGGTAACATTCTTTTCTTAGATGACTACAGCCAAACTAGAAACGGTTATCTAAAAACTCACGCAGCAATAACCCAGAATAAAATGGTAATTTGTGCTGAAGAAGAAGGAGATGCCGTTTCTGATAATGAGACTGACGTAGCTCTATTAAGAGATACTGACGGACGTATTATTTATGCATCAAATTGGGTTCAGACCAAAATTGATGGTAAGCCAAAGTTCACTTCTCCTGCTTCATGGTACGCTTCCATCTTGAGTCAAATTGGGGCGCATATTGATCCTGCATACGCTGGAAATTCTGAATTTTTATTTGGTGTAACAGGTCTTAAGAAAGATCTCACAAGAACGGATTACATTGCTCTTATGGATGCTGGCGTTTCTGCTTTTGAATTTGATAGCGATATTGGTTTTAAGATTAAATCAGGTATTGTTACCCAGATTGCAAACAGTTCAAAGCTTACTGTTGTTCGTAGACGTATGGCCGATTATCTAACAAATAGCTTAGGCCGTTTTTTGAAAGTTTATCAAAACGATGTGAACAGAGCTTCAAAAAGAACGGCTGTTAAAGGGGCCATGCTAAGATTCATCCAAGGCCAAGAGTCTGATGGGATCTTGCCAGGTGATAGCGAAGTTCAAAATGGACTCGCTAAAATCGTAGACATTGATTCAGAAAACACAAATGATTCAATTGCTGCTGGTAGATTTATTATTGTTTATAAGCAGAGAATCTTTAGCAGTATGAGATTTATTATTTTAAAAGCAGAAATTGGCGAGTCGGTCGTCGTTACCGAGGGAGAATAATTACTATGAGAATTTTTAATATAAAAAGTGCTGGTGATGCTTCAATTCGGGGGCATCAGACAAGGTTTGAAATGTACCGAGATGGCGCACCAGTTGTTTTTAACACAATCACAAACGTACAAATCAACCAAGACTCAAACTTTTCAAGGTCTTTCTATGTTGGATCTCCAGTCCCAGAAGGCGATCAATCAATTGAAGGTTGGTCTGGTCAATTTGACTTTGAAGTAAAAAATGCAATTGCTGAAGAATTTATTGACGCTCTTATTGCTAATAATCTTAATGGGATTGGTGTTACAGAAGACACATTTATAGATACTGAAATCTACCCAGACGGAACTAAAGCGACTTATGTTTATTTTGACTGCCAGTTTAGTCTTTCTAAGACTAAGCCAGGCCTTAATGAAAAAGTAACTAAGACAATCAATTTTCAATCCGCTGGAAGATTGAGAGTTTAATTAAGATAAAAAATAGAGGGTCAATATAGGCCCTCTATAGATACATAAAGTTAAAAAGGAGTATTTATGAGTGAAGAAAAACAGCAAGTCAACGTAACAAAGTTCACACTATCTACAGGTAAAGAAATCTTTCTAAGAGAGCCGAAAATTTCTGATACCGAACACGCCACAAAAATTGCTGGAATGGAAGCAGGGCCAGAAAATACGGCCTATCTTGGGACTCTTTTTCAAAAAGAAATGGTCAAGCTTTTGTTGGTTGCCGTTGATGGCAAGCAGTTAAGCTTAAAAGAAAAAATGTCTATGGACTCTCTATTTAACATGAAAGAATACGGTCAAGTATCGAGATGCATGAAAGTTGTTCTTGGAGATGATGACGGGGGAAAGTTCGAACTAACCCCAGAAATAGTGACTTTATAAGGCAACTTTGCTGGGTTCAAAGATACTGTTCTATCTCAAGGCATGAAATTTACAATATGACTCCTGCTGAATTTAAGATATACTGTGATAAGTTGAATGAAATTTTATCAGAAGAATCAGGTAAGAAATAATGTCAATAAGTGCCTTTGCAGTAGTTTCAGAATTTAGATTTGATGTTGCAGATGCCATTATTGGCACTGGAAAACTTCAAGACAAGGTAGATGGCCTCTCTAATTCCGTTCAGGGCGCTTTGGATTCAGTTCAGGCGCTTGGAATGGGGTTTATAGCTAATTTTAGCGGTTCCAGTGCTGGTATTTTAGGCTTTCTTGGAAATGCTATTTCCATGAGTGATAGGTTTACTCAATCTCAAATTTCTTTTGTTCAAATTATAGATTCCAATATGGCCCACCTTGATGGAACGATTGGAAATATGAATGAGCAAATGCTTACATCTCGAAAGATCATGAATGAAATAGCTGGTGATGCCAGAAAGTTTGGTTTACCAGCTAATCAATTATTGCAGATGACTAAAACTCTTAGTGCAATGCTTGTCCCAAAAGGTCTGGCCGGAGATAATTTTAGCGGTGCTAGAACAATGTCTAGGAACTTACTTAAATCTGCTCCTAACCTGGGGATTAATCCTGCTGATGTACAGGGGCAGCTATTGAGGTCTATTGAGGGTTCGGCCTCTATGGGTGACACATTATTTAGAAGATTGATTACAGAGGCTCCTGAATCCTTTAAAGAGAATAATGTTACTGATGCTAAAAGCTTTAATGTTTTAGATGCCAAGAAAAGATTCGATATTTTAAATGAATCCTTATCCAAGTTTGCAAATAACGCAAAGATTGTGGATATGATGGCGAATACTCTTGGCGGTGTAATGCAGTCAATCCGTGACTTATTTATGTCGTTTAATTCAATTTTAAAGCCTTTGGGCGACGTTATACTCCCTCCATTGATTAAAGTGCTACAAATGGCCATAAAGTACTTAGATAATCAAGGTCGTCAAATAGTGGAGTCTATGGCGAGGTTTATTAAGCCTCTTATCGAAAATCCAAGAGAAATGCTTTTAAATCTACAGAGCCTTGCAGGACTCTCCAAAGATATTGCTCAAGCTGGGGGCATTGTTACCCTTGCTGTTGGACTGGCCCACCTAGGGGAAATCCTACACTTTATGTCTGGAATCCCTATTTTAGCTGGGATCGTTAAGCCTCTACAGATGCTTTATGACATATTATTAAAATTGCCTGTTATTGGTGGAATATTAACCAGCTTAACAGCAATGTTTAACGTAGGAGTCGTGGTCAGTTTTGGTGGAGCGATAAAAGCCCTAGGGATTACTCTTGTTAAGATGGCGGGATTATTTGCCGTTTTATTAATTCCAATTATGGGATTTACTAGGGCCATGGCCAGGATCAAACTCGACTCACTTGATTGGATTGCTAATAATATGTCAGGTATAATTGATTCCTTTGCATCTTTAAAGAGAAGCCTTTCAATTATGTTTTCTCCTATCATGGATTTGATTACAGGTTGGGAAGAATTGTTCTATTTAATATTTTCTGGTACTGGTGCGCTCGATGCACTTAAATGGACTCTCGATATAGTTGCTTCTGGTGTCAAATATTTGGCCGAAACATTCTTAAATATGTATGCATCTTTCAGGGGTATTATTGCTGGAATTATAGATTTGTTTGTTCAGCTATTCCTGAATATTAGCATGATGATTCAAAACTTAATGTCTGGTAATTTTACTGACGTATTTTTTGGAACTGAAAATTTATTTGATTCTGCAATGAGAAGCGGTGCTGAAGAGTTTATGAAAACCGTTGACAAGTTCAGGGTTCCAACTTTAGGGCCTGAAGGCGAGGAAAACGCTAAAGTTGTAAATCAGGTTAATAATTACGATGTTAAAATGAACAACAGTTTTAAAGAAGTTCTTCAACCTGACAGAATTGCCTTTACCATCCAAGATCAACTTGAGAAGGCCAGCAGAAATAGAACCTCTACCCGCGGGGGATCAATCGCTTCACAACAGGCGAGGTCTATTTAATGACTATTCTAAACTCATTTCAAGGTAATATTAATAGCCTATCCAACAAGATACGCAACCCTTTTGATGTTAGCGTTGCCGCTGACTTTGATAAACCAGATTTTCCCGATGGTTTTGTTATTGAAGAAATTCTATCAAACGGGAGAGTCGGAGATAAAGTTGTCTTGGCCGGAAACTGGATGCCTAAGATCCCGTTTACTTTTGGTGGTTCACAGAGAATTAAAAAAGAGTTTTATTCTGGATACTCTGAGCCAACAGTTCAGGTTTTTGGCCCTGAAGAAGATGATTTAACTATTAATGGATTATTCAAAGACAAGAGATTTAGTGATCCTCAACTAAAAAACGTATCAACAGAAGTCCAGCAACAGATTGATGCAATTAGAATTAGAGGAAACATTGTAAAATTAAGGCTTGGAGAGTTTGAGAGATTCGCAATTTTAGTTAAGACAAAATTCGACATGGAAAGACTTTCAAGGGTCGGATACTCGATAACTTTTTCTATTATAGGTTTTAATGCTCCTAAAAATGCCAGGTTCCTACAATCTACAAAAGAAGTTCCTTTTGCAATTAATAAGGATCTCATAGCTTTGGCCACAGAATTAAATTTAATCGCAAGCACGATTCCAGATACGGTTCCGAGGTCTATTGCAGATCAGATTACTAGCCTTACAAGCGTTGTAGCTGGCGCTATATCTACGATAACGGGTTTTGTTGACACTGTTTTTGCCACGGTCAATGATATTAAATCTGCGGTAAATAGAGTTAAAGGAATGATAGCCTATGCCCAGCAGCAGCTCAATAAGTATAAAAGGCAACTGGGATCTATTACTTCTTTTGATCCTGCCGTTACCATTGCTGCACGGTACACTTCATCCAAGTATTCTTCATCAAGTATATCTAGTTCTTCATCATTAACTTCTCTTTTAGAAAAACTTAGAGGGGCTTTTTCTGGTCTGGTTAATAACTTGCCTTTGGGGCGTCATTTAGTTGTGACAAGTGACACTCTTCAAAAAATAGCTATTAAATTTTATGGAAGCTCAAATGATTGGAAAAAGATTTATGACTACAACAATTTGGAAAGCACCAATTTAACAGTTGGTACGGTTCTGGATATTCCGAGGGTTTAATATATGGCCTTATATTATCCCCAGGGAGCAGTCATTCTTAGAGTAACCTGGGAAGATTTTGGTTCAAATGCTGAAGTACTACAAGATGTAAAGGTAATGCCAGTTTCTTGTAGAAACTTATCCGTTGAGAGAAAAGGATATGAAGAGGCCGATAAATTCAGTGCTAGAATTGATTATAAAGCATTCCCTTTTGATCCACGCTGCATAAGATCTTGCGGTATTACTGTTTGCATAGAGGACAGAAAAAAGATCTTTAATCAATCTAATTCACTATCTTTAATTGAACCAAGTGAAGACAATATTATTTTTCAGGGCTTTGCCGATGAAAGCTCTATGGAATTTGACGACGAAACAAGGTCTATAGTTATTGATGGTCGTGACTTTACTGGTCTTTTTATAGATCAAAAGAGATTAAACACTTCACCTATTCCCCTTTCTAAGCCAATAGACCAAATTATCCAAGATCTTATATTGGAACAAAGGGCGACAGAGGAAATTGTGGTTGAAAATAGAACTGGTGAACCTCTTCCGGTTCTGGCCAAGCTTGCACCAGACTTTAATCCCGTCACTTCAGTTAAAAACCAGAAAAGAAAAGAGACTTATTGGGATATTATTCAAGATATTTTAGGTCGAGTCGGTCTTGTTGGATTTATTGAAATTGATAAATTTATAATTTCTAAACCTCAAAACATTTATGAGAAAAAAGAAATAAAGCAGTTTATATATGGTGGAAATGTAAAAAATATTAAGTTCACCAGAAAGCTAGGAAGATCAAAAAACTACAACGTAAAAGTTTCAAGCTTTAACTCCTTAGATAAGAGAGTCGAAGAAGCAAAAATCCCTGAAGAAGCTACAGATCCCAACTTTATTCAAAATTTTGGAAATACCGTTGTCACGGTTCCCCAGCTAGATAAAGACGGTAAAAAAATTGAACCTCCTAAAACCGCTGACTATATGACTTTTCTGGTTAAGGATATAACCGACAAAGAACAGCTAATTAAAATCGGTGAATCAGTTTACGAGGAAATGTCGCGGCAACAAATAGAGGGAACTTTAACAACTTTTGAAATGGAAATACCTGAAGAAACTGATAATGGGACTAGCCCTATAAAGTTCTCTAAATTAAGAAATGGAACGGCGATAAAGGTTTTCTTTGATCAATCTGAAATAGAAGAATTAAGAAGTAATGCAAGCAAAGAAGAAAAAAGGAATTTCCTGATTAAGAGGGGTTATCCCATTGATGTGGCCAGTGCCTTTGCCGAGTCACTTGATAGAATTAACACTGCATTTTATACTAGAAGCGTAAGGTTTGAACTAGATCAAGAGGATGGATTTACCATGACTCTTGATTTTATCAACTTTATTGATCTCGACTCCAACCTTTTAGGTAGATAATGAATATTGAAGTTCTAAAAGAAATTCTCGAAAACGATAAACTTCATATTTGCTTAGGTCAGATTGTTAAGCTTCATCTTGCTAGTGATAGGTCATATTTAAAAGTAACCATACTGCGTTTTCCTGAACAAGTTGAAGCAGTAGCGACAATGACATGGGAAAACGTAGGGCCTGATAGTGGGGATTTTGAATTTCCTTCTGCTGGTGATCTTGTCCTATGCGCTCAATCTGAAGGTGATTATGACCAGTGTTACGTCATAAAGAGATTAACCAGTAAGACAGATAAAATTCCTGAAGAAGCAATTACTGGCGACAAAGTACACCGTGCTAAAGCAGGCAAAAAATACTGGAATGTTTCAGACTCAAAAATATATTTATCAAGAGATGGGACTGCACCGACTGAAAACGTAGTTTTAGGCCAGGTTTTTAAAACTTTTGCTCAAGACGTTCTTTTGGAAGTTAAGGATATGCTTCAGACTTTGCAGCAAGAAACTCATACCTGTTCACTTCCTGGTTATTTAAGCAGTGTTCCTACCCAGACGGCAGATTATGCCACGAATGAATCTAATGTAGATGGTTACAAAGCAAGTCCTATTGACGATGAAGCAGTTTTATCTGACTTGAGTTACACGGAGAAATAGTTATGGCAATTTCACAAGCAAGTTTATCTTCTAAATTTCAAACGAATTTAAAGAGCTTTTTTGGCAATCCCACTGGCGACTCTCAAATGTTTGTAGATTTTTGTGATATGATGGCGAAATCCGTAGTTGATGAAATGAATGAAAATTTAGCGGCTGATGTTAATGAAGGCGATTTAACTCTTATTCCTACGGGATTATTGGATAGCGTTGGTGGCGCAGTTACAGGCACTACTGATCTTATTAGCGGTGAAATTCCAGCAGGGAGATTTAAGTAATGGCCTCAATCAATGATGAATTTTACAAGATTGATCTTTTGCATAAAGGTGATTTTGTAGCTGCTCCTAATGGCGATTTTTCCCTTGCCAAGGGAATTGTAAATGTTAAGCAGCGTTTATTTCATCGTTTAATTACGGTTCCTGGGTCATTGGTTCATAGGCCTGATTTTGGGATAGGTGTACAAAGATGGCAAAACGATATTTCTACGATCTCAAGAAAAAGGGATCTTGCAAGTTTAATAAAAGATCAGTTCGAGCAAGATGATTCGGTAAAAAGGCTTGAAAGCATACAGATTGTAAATATAAAAGATAATGGTACATTTGAGTTAAGATATAAAGTGGGCATTGTAGGCTATGGATTAATTGACGAAACAGTTTCACCTTTTGGCGATCTGACTATTTAAAAAAAGAGAGAATATGACAACTTCAGTAAAATCTCAGCAAGAATTTTATAATCAGTATAAAAATGAAGTCCTTGCATTATCTTCAGAATTGACTGATTTTTCAGATGGTTCTATGCATGACGTTATTAATGGGGCTTTGTCGACTTGCCTTAATGAGGTCACAGAATTAATTGTATCCGAATTTGTTAAAACTTTTTTTGGGCTTGCTGAAGGTCAGGATCTTGAATTTTTGGCAGTTGACCATTTTGGTGATGACTTTGCCAGACCTAAAGCGAATTCTGCTACTGGAACGGTTTCTTTTTCTAGGCCTGATACTAATGCTGGTGATGTGACAATTCCAGCTGGGACAATTGTTAAGACTGAAAAAGACGCAAACGGCGAGGAAATACGGTTTAAGACTACTGAAGAAGTCACAATGACAGGAACTTCTATCTCGGCAGAAATTGAAGCAGTAGATGCTGGAAAAATAGGAAACATTACCAGCACGGGAAAAATTATAGTAATTGAATCAACTTTGTCAGATGCCTCTATATCGGTCACAAATAATAGCAATACGGCCGGGGGTTCTAACGCGCCCACAGACGACGAATACAGGGTCATAATTAAAAACCTTATTGTTGCCCTGGCCGGAGCCACGGAAGACGCAATTGAAGGCTCTGCGCTTGCTGTGTCTGGTGTTTCACTGGTAGCTTTGACCACAGAGCAAAAAGTGGTTATTGAGTACGACATAGGGGCAGGAGATATTAAGTCGGGAGCCGATTATTTTAGAATCCCTTATCCTGTTATCTATATCGCTGATGCTGACGGAAATTCTAGCCCTGCGCTTATTGAGGACGTTCAAAACGCCCTTGTATTCACAAAAGCTGCTGGGGTTCGCATTATCGTAAAAGGAGCTGTTCCTGTCAATTTTGATTGGACAGGATCTTTAACTCTAAACGCTTCAGGCCCTACTTTTAATGAATTATCTAGCGATTTAAGCAAAATAATCGACTCTATGACAGAGTACGTTAATAAAACCTTAGATATTGGACAAGGATTTAATAAGGCAAATGCAAACGCCTATATATTATCAATATGGGGGCCTGCAGGGACGGATGATATTACCAGCTTCTCAACTTCCGTCCCAAGTGGAAACGTATCAATAAATGCGAATGAGAAGTTAATAGCTAACACCGTCCAAATTGTGTAAAATTAATCATGGCATTAACTCAAGACCAATGGTTTAAAAAATTAAAAAGTATGGTTCCTTCTTGGGTTTTTGAGAAGAATCAGGAAAATGTAGCTATATTTAAGGGTCTGGCCAAGACCTTGAACCAGACTCAATTGGATGCAGACAACCAGATCAAAGAAACTTTTATTGATTCTGCCACCGATGAATATGTAGAATTTCACGGTGAAGAAAGATCTGTTGATAGATTTAGTGCTGAGGTTCTTTCTTCATACCGTGAAAGAGTCAAAATAATTGTAAATAATTCAAACTTACCAGCCATTAAATCACTTGTAGATGCCCTTTTAATTAAGGGTGAATCGAATATAATCGAACATACTGGATCAGTTGGGTCATATTTTAATCGTGGGGCATACTTAAATAGAAACATTATTGACTTTGATGTTCTCTACAATGCGTTTACCATATTGATAGACTTTCAAATACCAGAACCTAATGCTTTTTATAATCGCGAATCATTTTTGAACAGAGAGTTTTTACAAGGTTCTAATGTTTCGAGTGATACCATTTTTGCTAACATTATTAAAGCCGTGAATAAAAATAAAGCCTATGGCACGGTTTATAGACTTATAGAGAGGGCCAACCCATGAGACAACTTTTTAACGTAGGTCAGGAAATTATAAGCCAAGACCTGAACACCCTTCAGAGTAGACTTGAGCGCGGTATTTATGACCGAATATTTTATGAGCTAATGGGAAGGAATAAAGATTCTTTTTTTCAGGACTCTTTTAGCGCCACTAGGTTAGATTCCTTATCGGTTCTAATTAAATCTGGGCTAGGTTTTCAAGATCAAAATACTGGAACTAGCGAACCTCTTAGAAAGCCTATTGTAAGTGACGTTGATGTGACCGTTGGGATTGATACTCCTGATTCTTCAGATCCTAGGATTGATTTAATTTGCGTTAAGGCCGATAGGTTTAATGCTGAAACTGAAAACAGAAAATTTAAAGATGAATTTACAGACTCTATTTCTACGCAAAACTTCACAATTGCTACAGATTGGAAAGCAGATATTAATTATGTGGCCGGAACTCCTGCTTCGAC